CGCAGCGGTCGGGATATACACTGCGTTGTACCAGTTGTTGTAGGTGGTTTCGTCCGTAGACTCACAGGTCTTGGACTTCACCAGACCGGACGGGAGCGCAGTTGCCTTGAGGCTGAGTGTCTCCGTCTTGACAGACTTGCTCTCCTCGGTAGTCTCACCCTCAGTATCAGGGCGGGATGCAGAGCAGCAGTACAGCACATGACGAATGTGGTTCTTGTCTCCGTCAAACTCAAACATCAATGCGAACTGCGAGGTCTCCGCATCGTTGCGCTCAACCAGAACGCCCTTGCTGTCGAGCTGTTCACCGAGGATATCGGTTGCGAAATCGGTGGTGATGAGCGCAATTTCGAGGTCGCCCTCATAGCCGGCGTTGTTGTTGATAACGTAGTAAACGGTGTTATCGGCGTAGAAGTTGTCGTTCTCGCCGTTTGCGTCAATGCTCAGCGAAACAGCACCGGGCAGACGCACAGGCGTTGCAAATGTCGGAACACCGTCATCACTCCATGCTGTGATCTTTGCCCAGTGAACCTTGTTCAGACCGAACTTGACCTTGTTTTTCTTCAGAGCCATATTCATACCTCCAATGTGTACAGGACCTCATAGAGCCGTTCGCTCTCGATCCATGTTTCGGATTTTGTATAATAAATGTTGTGCTGATGCAGCACTTCCTCCACACGCTCCTCCGCATCCGGGGATTTTTCATCTGTGTACAGTTCAATATGCAGCCGCTTGAAGCTGACATACATCAGATTATCCGCACCGAATGTATTTTCACCGGGAGACAGAAACAGCGTGAACGGAGGATCCGGACTTTCACCCTCTGCGAAATGATGATACGCAAAGGGCAGCCCAATCTCCTGCATCATCTCGGAAATTTCCTCGTAGGTCACGATAACTCCTTTTTAATGAGCGTTTCGAGCATATCCGCACCGTTTGCTTCGGCAGGAGCGATATGCGGGATAGCCGCCACACGTCCGCCGCCGCGCTTTGCATGACCGTGTTCGAGGAGATGTGCGATCTGATAGCGGTCTTTGCTGTGGACGGTCATTTCCAGTGTGTGGCTGTTTTCCTTGGTTTTCTTTGCTGTCCAGCTTCGCTTGTAGCGACCGGACTTCACAGGTGCTTTTGAGGAGATCTCATTTTTGACGGCGGTCGCTGTCTTTCTTACAGCTTTTTTCATGGCGGCATCTGCAAGATCAGCGTATTCCTCCAGGCCCTCCATGATCTCCGCAGCCATATCGTCAATAGATGTCATCCTTTGATCCCGCCCTTCGTGATTCGCAGATCAGCTTCATATAGTCCTGCGTCTGATAATTCGGCACAATGCCCTTGATGTCATAGTCAATACCTTCAAAGCGGATGCGGTATACGGTAGAAGCCATCTTTTTTGTCTGCGGGGTCTGACGGATAATGACCTCCAGCTTTTGTATCTCTCTGGTCACTCCGGTATTTGTTTCCTCAGCTGCACCGCCCACGGTATTGGATACCGTCACAGAAGCCCAGAGGGAGAATGCCTCCTCCCACCGGGCCTTGTGATTACCGATAGCATCCTTTTTGACATGGTTTTCAAGGACGGCGATTCGCTGATTCAGTTTTCCGATCTCCATCAGACGATGCCCTCCCTCTGTGCGAACAACAGCGCCCTGAGTGTCAGTGTCAGTGCATGATAATCGGCAGTATTGCGGTTTTCATAGAGGTAAGATACAGTATACAGCATAGCCTGCCGGGAGGTTTCCTCATTTTCCGCTAACTGCTTTTCATTCATTCTGCCCACATCCATCACGAGCCGCTGTGCCGTATCGATCAGAGTGAGGATGAGCTTGTCATCCTCACAGTGGTCAACACGGAGATAGTTTTTTGTTTCAGGCAGTGAGATCAGATTCATTGATCTGCCCTCCGTTCTTATCAGCCGTTACCGCCAGTCGTACCGCCGCCCGTGGTGTTGGACTTCGTACCTGCCATCTTCAGCACCTTCACAGACTCCGGCAGGATCAGTCTGCCGTCCACACGCTGCGTGGTGAGGAAGCCGACCTGATCGGTGCGGGCATACAGCTCGTTCAGACGGCGGAAGGTGCGGTTCTGACGGTCAGCCACCCAGTAATTCTTCATGTCGCCGAAGAGGAGAACACGCTCGCCTTTTGCAATACCGGGCATGAAAGAGCTGGTGCGGATGGGGCGACCGAGCAGTGTATCCGGCTTTGCAATGTCGAGCGACGGCTTCCAGAGGTAATTGTCGTTCTTGTCCTTCAGCTTCATGAGCTGAAGCAGGATGGTCTCATTGCAGACGAACTGCGCGTTTCTGCGGTAGGGAGACTTCAGGCTGTAGTAGAGGTCGAACACCTCGTCAAAGGTGATCGCAGTCTGGGATGCCGCAGTGACACCCAGCTCTGCACCGCCGGTCTCATCGAGGATACCGAGGGGCTTCTTGTCGCCGTCACCGGTGAAGAATGCACGCTCCTCGGCATTGCCCATTGCCACACCGAAACGCGCAGCGATATACGATGCGAGGTCGAATGCGGAGTCGTGCAGAAGCTCGTTGCTGATCTTGATCATCGTGCCGAGCTTGTACGCAGAGAGCGTGGTCTGACCGAAACGGGTATCGGTCTCCGGGATCTCCTCACCCTCATCGATCCACTGCGCCTCCATCGTATCGTTGGCGATCGGGATCTTGCGGGTACCACTGTTGGTCTTGATGACCGTTGCCATCTGGCGGAAGATATTGTTCTCCTCAAGTGCCTGAATCAGACGGCGCTCGAACTCGTCCGGCACAGTGTAGCCGCCCTCGGTATCCTCACCGACAGAAAGTGCGTTGCGGACTGCAAGCTGATCGCCCTTGTTGCGGATCATATCCCAGAAGGCGGACTTGTACTCGTCTGTCGCGGTCGGATTTGCGGGCGGTGTATTCTTTGTGCCGGGTGCATTGGTGACGGGCTTGCTGGTCGGTGCGGAAAGTGCCGCATCGAGGGCTGCCTGCTGCTCGAGACGCTCGATCTCTGCGCCGAGTGCCTGCACTTCACCGGCCATTTTGTTGTACTGCTCGACTGCGGAAGCCTCCACGAGACCGTTCTCACCACGGTGCTTTTCGAGGAATGCCTTTGTCTGCTCCCACAGGGTATTACGTTTGCTGCGAAGTTCCATGATCTTGCTCATATCTTTTCTCCGTTTCTGCCGGATATCTCCGGCGGTCATAAAAATACAGCCTGCTTATCTCAGAAAAGCAAGCTGTCGCTTCAGAATCTCGTACGGCATTGCGCCGTCTGCGGTTTTACCGTCCATGCCGATCACAGGCATATCCGGCACTGTAACTGTCGGTCCGGTCAGCCCTTCCTCGGAAGGTTTCTGTGCATCGTCTGCCTTGCCGTCATCGGGCGGCTCTGTGCCTTCGGGTGCCGCGGAAGCGGTGATCTTTCCCAGAATGGTCTGTCCCATGACACGGGTACTGTACTCCCAAAGGGCATCGCCGGTGTCCAGCTTGAACGGCTTCTTTTCGGTCTCTTTCTTTTCATCGCCCTCATCGTCACCGCCTTCCTCATCGGGCTTCTCAGGCTCTTCCGGATCGTCAGGCTCATCCTCCTTCTTGTCCGGCTCGGGCTTTTCGTCAAAGAGAATCTCATCTGCAAAGCCCAGCTCGACAGCCTTTTTCGCATTGATCCATGTCTCATCGGACATGAGCTTGCTGATGCGGTTTCGGGAAAGACCCGTCTTTGCGGCATAGGCGTTGATGATACTCTCCTTGACCTCATTCAGCGTAGCGATGGCTTTTTCCATATCCTTTGCATTGCCGAATGCAATAGTGGACGGGTCATGGATCATGAGAAGTGCGGTCGGAGACATCTGCACGGTATTGCCTGCCATTGCGATCACGCTCGCCGCAGATGCAGCGATGCTTGCGATGCGCACCGTGACATTGTGCGGATAGTCACGGATCATCGTGTAGATCTCCGCAGCGGCGAAGACGTTGCCGCCCGGCGAATTGATCCAGAGCGTGAGGTCACCGTCCTCGGCATACAGCTCGTCTCTGAAATCCTGCGGCGTGATCTCGTCACCCCAGAAGGAATCCGAATCGATCGGCCCCTCCAGGCGAAGCACTCTGCCGCCGCTGTCATCGTGGATATAGTCCCAGAATTTCGGCATTTACATCCCTCCGTTTCGTACTTTCTTCCTGCGCCTTTTCCGCAGGAATCTGTCATCGGTTTCTTCTTCCGGTGTATTTTCTGTATCTGTCTGCTCCTCAGTGTCATCTTCCCCGGACTCGTCCAGGTCGTATGCGGCACCTGCATCCTGCAATTTGTTGTAGCTGCCGTTGAGGTAATAATCATCACCGCCGAGATCGTGCGGAATGAGATCCATATTTTCAAGCCTGCGCACATCATTCGGCGACATAAAGCCGTTGCCGACACCGATCGCATAAGCGTTCATTCTGCTCTGATAATCTCCGCGCATCAGACCGTCCACGTTGAATTTCGGGAAATATACATCCTGTTCCTCTTCCAGCAGAAGGTCTTTGATGATGCCTTTTTCAATGCGGATGATCCATGGCATGAGGGAATACTGCACGAATGCGATACCCTGATGCTCGATGTTATTGAAGGTGCTGCGCTTCAGATCCTGTACCAGATGGGGCGGAACCTGAAACATTCGGCAGATTTCTTCCACATCGAATTCCCTGGTAGAAAGGAACTGCGAATCCTCCGGCGGCAGCGATATCGGCTTATACTGCATTCCTTCTTCGAGGACTGCAATGCGGTGCGCATTGCGGGAACCGCCGTATACTCTCGTCCAGTTCTCACGGATCTTTTCCGGATTTTTCAACACGCCCGGATGTTCGAGAACACCGGCAGGCTGCGCTCCGTTTTTGAAGAAGGCACTGCCATAACGCTCCACAGCCATTGCTGCGCCCAGCGCATTTTTCATCATGGCAATGGGTGAAAATCCCACAAGTCCGTTGAAGCCCAGACCGGGAATGTGCAGTATCTCATCTCGCTGAAAGATGATATCCTTGTCATGCTCACCGGGCTTTTCATCGGTGTATGCGTGGTAGGTGTAGATCAGGTCACCGCTTTTCGGGTCACGGTCAATCTCCACATTCTCGGGGAGAAGGGGATACAGACCAACGATGCCGTTCTTGCCGTCACGGACGATCTGTGCGTATGCGTTGCCCCAGAGCAGCAGATGACACATCAGCGCTTCCCAGAATGAGAATGAACTCATTTCGGGATTCGGCTGCCTATAGAGTATTTTGTACAGCGGATGATCGGTCGCACGTTCCTTATCCTCGCCGTCACCTGTATATCTGTACAGATGCAGCGGAAGTCCCGCGATCGTATTTGACAGCAGTCTCACGCAGGCGTATACGGTAACGATCTGCATTGCCGTTCGTTCGTCAACACGCTCTCCGCTGTGCGTCATGCCGAATACAAACAGATTACCGGAATCGCGGACATTGTCCC